ATCTGCTGGTTGGTCGCCTGCGTGCGGTAGCCCCACGCGGCTTGCAGGGCGTTGCGCTGGATCGTGAGCGCGTCGGCCTCGCTCATGAAGTCGGTTGTGTTCAGGATGTTCTGCGGGGTGCCGCTGGCCAGGTCGATGCCGTTGGCCGCCATGCTCACGCGCTGCCGGCTCTTGAGCTGCCCGGCAGCAAGTCGGCTGGCCTGCTCCTGGCGCTGGCCCTGCAGCAGGGCTGACTTTGCGCCAAGCTCGGAAATCTGCGCGTTGATCTCGGCCATGCGCGCCTGATGCTTCAGGCTGTTCTTGGCCGAGCGCGCGGAGTAGTAGGCACCCACCGCAGAAGACACGGCGCCCGCGATCGACATCGCGCCGCCCGCGCTGCCGGCGAAGTCCATGAACGAGCCGCCCGACAGGCTGGCCGGCGCGGACGCCGCAGTGGCGCCCATGACGTTGCTGGTGTTTGCCCCCACGAGAAGCGTCGACTGGGGGCCGAACGCACTCGGGCTCATGAATCCGTACATGCGCGGATGCTCGATCGTGATGATGCCCCGATGATGCGGGGGCTGCGCGCAACCACGCGCACCGCAGAAAGCAGGGGTCCGGCTGCGGGAACGTATCGCCTCACGGCGGCGGCCGGCGTCGCACCGGCCCGGATGGATCACCTCCTTCCGTGGTGATGCAATCAGCCGCCGATCGACACCTCAAGCGACATCGACACGATGGTGAGCGGCAGCGGATCGGACTGGCGCACGCACACCTGGCCGTTGTCGGTCCAGCTTGGCGTGATCGCGATCGGGATCTCCTCGGACTTGAGCGCAGGCGGCGAGCCGTACGGCTCGGTCGTGCGCTGCTTGGCTTCGACCAGGCGCTCGAACGATGGCCCCGCGAAGATGCCCGACGAGCGATAGACGCGCAGCCACGCCTTGTTGACGTTCTTCTGCCGCCCCTGGCCGAAGCCCTGGATCTCGAAGGCCAGCGGCAGCGTCTGCGCGTCGGCCTCGATCGGCAGGCCGATATGCACGACGCTGGCTTCCACATCGAGCTGCACCGCGCCGCCCGTCACCACGCGCGGCGGATGCACCGCGCCGTCGGCCAGGATCGACACCGTGCAGCCTTCGAGGTGCGACAGGCCGCTGATCGTGTCGGCCGGCGGCCCGTCGTAGGTCAGGCCCGAATCCACGAAGAAGGCGTTTTCCTGCTCGCCGAAGAGCCGCGGCGCCATGCGCTCGATGTAGCGCACGCTCTGCCCGTTGATCGTGCGACGGACCACGGCGTAGACCGCATCCTCGGCGCCCTCGGCCACGCAGGCGACCGACTCGAACGTGCCGTCGGTGTCGTGCTGGTGCCAGGCGCCGACCTGTTGCTCGGGCACGTAGGTGAGGCCCAGCAGCTTGCCCGAGCTCGACACGAACCACACCACCGGAGCCGGCGACTTCTGGAACGCAATGTCCTTGATGTCGAACCCGTCGAAGAGGTGCGGCGCGCGCAAAGACAGGTCGCCCGTGATGTAGCCGCCTGCCTGCCAGTTGTAGGCGAGTTCACGGACGTGGCCGCCACGGGCGGCTCCGTACAAGATCGACGAATTGACCACCACCGGCTGCGCCTGGCCGGCGCCGACGTAGGACTGCGGGCGCACGGCCACGCTGCTGGGCGTGATCGCGTCGGAATTCACCGAGGTCACGCGCCACTCGGCCGCTGCGGTGAGCGCCATCAGCGAGTCGAGCGGGAGCAGATGCCGGATCGTGTTGGCCTCGCGCGCCGCAACCCGGAACGCGATGGCATCGTCGTCCTTGGTCGGCAGTGAGTACGACAGGTTCGACTCGGTGCCGGTGCGCGTCATCCACAAGTTTTGCGGCGCATTGAGCGTGCCAGCGAAGACGCGACGCTGCTCGAAGTAGGACACCGCGCCCGGGTAGTTGCCCGCGCCGCTGAAGGGGTTGAACTGGATCGGCGGTGTGCGGCCGATGTCTGCCGCGATGTTGTCGTCCTGAAAGCTCAGGCCATCGGTTTGCCCGATGTAGCCGAAGAGGCCGGACGACTGCTTATAGACGTTGTACCGCTGCGCACCCGACACCGCCGACCAGGTGATGGTGTTGTAGGCGCCGTCGAGCAGCAAATCGCCCGACACGGACGCCTCGGCCGAGGCCAGCGACTCGTCGATGCCAATCGCGCCCACGGCTGTGACCTTGTACTTGTAGGTCGTCGCCACTGGGGTGCCGGTTCCCGCCGTGTGCGTGGCCGACACGCCGCCCGGCGCCGACAGCGTGGAGACGAACGAGATCGTCGTCAGCGACCACGACAGCGCCCCCAGCCGGCGCAGCTCGCGCGGCGCATGGTTCGGATGCACCAGGGTGAGCACGTCCGCAGACTGGACGTAGTGGATGTCGAAGAGGTCGGCCTCGGCGTAGGGGTTGGCGATCTCGTAGGGCACCGCGCCGTTCATCAGCGTGGCGCCCTGCGTGTGGAAGCGGAAGTAACCCGCGCCGACCTCGATCACCATCGTCTGGTCGGTCGAGTAGGTGAAAGGGATCAGGCGCGTTTTCTTCGTCGAGTCCTTTACCGCGCGCACGAAGGCGAAGCCCGGGCGGTTGGCAATCGGCCCGTGCGGCAGCACGATGAAGTTGCGGCAGAGCGCCAGGCCGGCCTGGTATTTCACATCGTCGATTCGCCCGAAGAACTCGGGCGTGACGACACCGCCACCGAACGAGCGCTGCAGGGTGCGGATGTTCGGCATCTCAGCGCCCCCAGGTGTTGAGCGTGGTCAGCGCGCCGCGGGCGCTGATCCAGTCCGGCGTGTGCTCGGGGCTCATGCGCCGCTGGTTGGCGTCGGACTCGGCCGCGCGCCCGAACATCATCTGCGCCATCTGCGCCGCGCGCTGCGCCATCGCCATGCCGGCGTCGCCCTTGAGAATCGGCCCAGCCAGGTAGGAGGCCAGCAGCCAGGCCAGCGCATCGACGAAGAGCGGGGAAAACTTGGTCGTGTCGGTGATGCGCGCGATGTAGCGCACGGTCGCCACCGGCTCGTTGGTGTAGATCGCACCCACGCCGTTGGGCAGCGCCTCGCGCTCGTACTTGGCCACGCTGCAATCGTCACCTGCGCCCTCGGCGAACACGTCGAGGATCTTGATGGCGTCGCCCGGCAGCGCGTAGGCGTAGGCCCAGCAGCCATAGTCGCCCGCGAACTCGGCCAGCGTGCCGCGCTTGGTGGCGAAGCCCCAGTGGTGCATCTCGAGCAGGGTGTCGCGCGCCACCGGGTAGAAGCGCGCCGCGTGCTCGGCTTGGGCAGACCCCTCGGGCGGGTAGAGGCTCGCCACGGTGGCGTCGTCGCCGAGCCGGGAAAGCGCGAGATTCACGATGTCGATTTCACTGGCCACGGTCGGACCCCATCAGAAAAACGGGGCGGGCGTTGCCGCCGCGCCCCGGAACCCATACTTCGGGAGGGAGAAGACTTAGACGAGATCGTCGGCGCCCTTGGGCGTCTGCGCCTCGCTGTCGGTGCGCGCGATCTCCGAGAAGGTCGTCGGCTCGCCGCCCTTGGCTTTTGCCTTGGGCTTCGGCTTGGCGGCCTCGGCCGCTTCCGCCGGCTCGAACCACGAGGCCTTCGCCCCGTCCTCGGCCTCGAAAACGTCGCCCACCCGGCGCCGAGCGCCGCCGTAGAACCCCTGCTTCATCGCGCGTACCTTCATGGCTCAGTCCTCAGATGCCGTCGGCGTAGGCCTTCCACTTCGCCACGTCGTGGGTCAGGAAAGCGTTGACCTTGCCGGCGGTGACAGCAGCCACGCCCGTGGTCTGCAGGAGGCCCAGGAAGCGTTCGTAGGCGTTGCCTTCCATCGGGACCGGGCCGGCGTACAGCACGGTCCCGGCTGCGATGCCCGAGCCAACAGTGAAGACCGGCGTGCTCAGGTGCTTGGTGCCAGTCGAAGGGTCGATCGCCGCAGTGGCGTCCGAGGCCAGATGGAACTGGACGGTGCCGCTCGCGCCTGCGTCGATCTCGGTGTCGACCGTGATGACCAGGTACAGCGGCTCGCCGTTGCCGATGTCGCGGGCAACGCCCAGGTCGATCTGGTCGCCGATCAGGTAGCTGCCGGCCGCGCCCGTGTTCAGGGCGACGGCATCGGCAAATTCGTTGCGCTCGTCGAGAATCATGTCGTTGCTCCTTGTCTTAGACCACGCGGGCTTCGGTGTTGTTGATGGCGTCGAGGCGCTTGACCGGGATGTCGTCGAAGGTCATCACGCGCTTGCCCGACACGGTTTCCCAGGCCAGGTTGCCGGCGATCTTTTCGAGGATGCCCAGGCGAAGCTGCTCGCGGATGGTGCGGTTGACGTACCAGACGGCGCGGCCCTTCGACAGGCTGGGGATGCGCTCGGAGGCCTGCACCATGAAGTTGATGAGCGCCTTTTGCGCGGCGGCGCGATCGGCCGCGGTGCCGTCCGTGGTGAGTGCGGACACGTCGATGTTGCAGACGCGCGCAGCGAAGCGCCAGTCGCGCACGGTCAGGCCGCAATCGTGGCGGTAGTGCGTGCGGTACGCTTCCATCCGGCCGCCCGAACCATCCACGTTCTCGATCGTGACCTGTCCCTTGTCCCGCATGTCCAGGCCGGCGCGCGAGCCTTTCGGGTAGATGCCGTGCAGGGTCTGGTCGCCCCACACCACGAGCCAGATCGAGGTGTTGTCGGAGCCGGTGCCGCCCGCGCTCACGATGTTGTCGGCGTTGGCCGCGCTCAGGCTGTTGTAGCGCGGCGCCAGGCCGGTGAAGGCCTCGGGCTGGTCGCCCTCGTTACCGTAGATGATGGTCGACGCGAGCTCCTGCGCCATGCCCTCGATGTGCGCGCGATCTTCCGACAGGCGGAAAGCGGCGGTGTTGCCGTTGAGGTCGGCCAGCGCCTTGTCCACCTCGGCGTAGGCTTCGAGCATGCCGCACGAGTCGGTGACTTGCGCAGTGTTGCTCTTGGTCGGCTGCACGCCGCCGTACAGCTTGCGCCAGGTCGGGGTCGGCAGGCCGGTGCGGATGGTCGTGCGGTGGCCGGTCGGCAGATTGCCCTCCACGAAGTTCATGTCTTCGAGGATGGGGTTTTCCTGCGTGAGAATTTCGGCGATGACGTCGATCTTGCCGTCCGGATCAAGGCGCTTGGCCAGGTCCAGCAGCGTCGGGTGGGAAGCGGCGAGTGCGCTCATGTTTTCGGCTCCTTATGCCTGATTCGGGAAAAGTCGTTTTGCGGGGTCCGTCGGCTGGCCTGCTGCGCCGCCGCGGATCACGCGGTCTTCACTGATTGCCTTGCCCGACCGATAGAAAAACCGGATCACCTCCGGGTGATTCCCCAGGCCGGACTCGTTGAGCAGCGCTTTCAGTTCGGGCGTGCCGAAGGTGTCGAGCGCCTTGCGAGCCGTGGCGAGGTTCGCCTCGATCGCATCGCCGCCGAACTCCTTATCGGCTTTCGCCTGGCCGGCCCACTCGTCGCGCGCCTGCGCCAGCATCTCGGCCTGCTGCGACTGCGCCGACTCGGTGCGCTTGAGCGCGAGGTCGGCGAGCTTCTGCGCCTGCGACTGGGTAAGCCCCAATTCCTTGGCGGTGGCCTTGATGTCGTCCGCCAGCTCGGCGTCGAGCGCCTTGCCTTCCTCGAACGCGAAGTCGGCGTATTGCTCGTGCACCTGCTCCTCGGCTTTCGCTTCGGTCTGCTGGCCTTCGCCCTGCTGTTGCTGCTGCTCTTGGGCCTGCTGGACCGCCGTGGCTTGCGCCTCGTGTGCGACCTGGCCGGCCTCGGTCGATGCGGATGCCTTAGTGATCGTTGTCGGCTGATCCGTCATCATCGTTTCTTGAGTCATGCTTTTGCTCCTCGAGCATTGCGGTGTACTTCTCGGGGCAAGCGTCGTGAATCTGTGCCATCAGCATCAGCCCGACATTGCGCTGGCCCTCAAGGAAGAACGTTTCGGAGTTCCCGGTGAAGCTCGACCGAAACACCCCGGTGCGCTCCAGCAGGCGCCACATGATCCGGCGCCCGCGCTTGTCATCCATCAGCCACTTGAAGTCGTCCCGGTCGCGCTGCGAAACGAAGCGCGCGTGCTGCTCGGCTTTCGCTTTCTTGCGCTCCTGGCCGCGCAGATCGAGAGGATCGAAATGACTCATGGGCGCACGGTATCGCGCGGCCCGCAAACCACGCGCACCCCTCACAGGGCAGAAGAGGGCGAGGCGCAGACAGCACAACGCCCGGCTTGTGCCGGGCGTCGGGCGAAGCGTCTCGCCTTCCTGGAGCCTGCCAGGTCAGTGCGCGCCCTTCGGTGTGAGCGGCGCGCGAGGGGGGTTAGATTTTGGCGGCACTCCGCATCATCGCGTACTCGGCCAGCGCGCCCGGCGAATACGATTCCGGGCGGGGCAGCAAAAGCATCGCCGCGCACAGCTCCGAGCAGATGACGCCCCGCCCGGTTATCGGGATGCGCAGCACGTGCTGTCCGATCAGGTCGAGCCAGCCATAAGGGCGGCCGGCCATCTGCCGATACACCGCCTGGGCTGCATCGGCGCTCGCCCAGGTGATCGGGATGACATCCCAGTGCTGCGCGCTCGTGTCGATGCGCTTGACCCGCACTCCACCGTCACGGATCGAGGACGTGTAGCAAAGTCCGTCGATCACGATCTCGCAGTGGCTATATGGGCTGCGCGTCCATGCCGCGATCACCCGCCCGCCGATATCGGTCCAGCGGTGCGGGCGATAGCATGCCAGGGCGATGCCCACGTCAGAGCTCCGCCATCATCGCAAACCCGGCATCGACCTGCTCGTCGGACAGGCCGAACGCGGCGGCAACGGCCAGAAGCTCCGGGTTTTTGCGCTCGAAAAACTGGCTCTCGTCGTACCAGTCGATCAGGTCGAGATCGGCCGGGTCTGCGGGATCGAGCGCAGTCCGCCACGCCATCACCGGGGCGCGCAACCCGATCCGGGTCAGACCCTGAAGGAACTGCCGACGAGTGACTTTCTCGACTCGCGGCGCCGGTGGCGTGCCAGAGCGAATCTCGTAGCGGCCGCCTCCCGTGGCGATGAGGTACTCGCTCTCTGCCAGCGTGGGCAGGGCCTCGACCGGAACCCAGTGGTCAGGAATGCCCGCGTCCGCTTCGATTTCTGCGCTGGCGCCCGTCCAGACGAGCGCGCCATCCAACTTGATGATCGTTTGCATGTCATGCTCCTGCGTAGATGAAGGCCCGCGCCTCGCCGCTTGTCGCGTTCGGCAGCGTCGGCAGCTTGAAATGGGTGCGCGGGTTGTAGGTCGCGGCGGGGGCATTGGTCATAACTCGGTTTCCTGTGCCACTGTTGGCAACTGCGCAGAACAGCGACAACTCGGAAGACCAGCAAACTGCGTACCACTGGTTATCCGCGGCGCTTGTACGCGCCGTCCAGGTAATGCCGTCCGGGGAGGTCATCACGCGGTCGCCCACGCCGGTGCTGGCAACAGCGCAGAACAGCGACAACTCGGAAGACCAGCAAACTGCGCGCCAGTTGTTATCCGCTGCACTTGTGCGGGTGGTCCAGGTAATGCCGTCCGGACTGGTCATCACACGGTTGCCCACGCCGGTGCTGGCAACAGCGCAGAACAGCGACAACTCGGAAGACCAGCAAACTGCGAGCCACTGGTTATCCGCGGCGCTTGTACGCGCGGTCCAGGTAACCCCGTCCGGGGAGGTCATCACGCGGTCGCCCGTGCCACTGTTGGCAACTGCGCAGAACAGCGACAACTCGGAAGACCAGCAAACTGCGAGCCACTGGTTATCCGCGGCGCTTGTACGCGCTGTCCATGTCCCGGCTCCGTCTGGCACGGTGCCGATCGTCGCCCGCAGCGCGCGATACGCGGCAATCGAATATACCGCCCCGTTTGCCGGCAGGTAGCCGGCGTGCTGGCGTTGCGCGTAGATCACAGACCCGACGCCCAGCTCACCCACGGCGAGGCCATTCGAGTTTCTAACCACCCCACCCGCGGTGACCAGATCGGTATCGGTTCCGGTGTGCGGATCGCGGATGCCAACCACGCGGTCATTCTCGTCGTACACGAACGGCGTACCGCTCTTGAGTTTCTTCGTCATGCTTCCAGTCTCCTTCAGGCTTTGCCCTTGACTCGTTCAAATGTGCGCATCCCGCCCAGGCCCAGCATGCCGGAGAGCAGCACGAGCAGCGTTTCGTTGTCGATGGCCGGCAGTGGCGGCACGGTCGCGCCGAAAAGCGCCACGCACCACGGCAGCAGAGGCTGGGCGATGAACTGGTAAGCCAGCCCCGCCACGCAGCACCAGCCCGTTGCCGGGCGCCAGCCGCCGCGGAACAGGTCGGTCTGCACCTCGGCCTTGTTGATCTCCATCTGCCCGAGCGCGAGCCGCACCTCGGCGTCGAGCTGGGCGAGATCGCCGCGCTGGCCGAGCTCGAGCGCGCGCAGCTTGGCCTCGGCCGCCTGCTGCGGATCAGGCAGAACCTTGTCGATCACGGACACCACCGCGGGGATCAGCGCTTGCCACATGTCACACCCCGAAGGCCGAGCGCAGCAGGATGCGCGGCCAGATGAAAGTCAGCGTGAAGAAGGCATCAAAGTTCATCGCACTCTCCGTTCTGCGATTCGCCGCCCCCACTCGCGCACCTGGTCGACCCCGAAGAGGCCGATCGAGGCGCCCAGGAAGGTGGCCCAGCCTTGTGTCATCCCAAGCGCTTCGACCAGGTGCGCAACGCCCAAGGCGATGGCGCCGCACAGCATCGCCTCGAGAAAGCGCCGCACCCACCGCGGCTCGCGCC